CGAGTCCTAATGACATTTCATTTATTTGTGAATTTACAACTGCTAATTCTGTGGCTGTTGCCTTAGATACAATTGCAAAGTTTGTAAAAGCTATATCTAGTTCGAACATTAATCCTAATGCTGATCTTATGGTTTTAGCTAAAGTAGCAATTACTAATGAAGCAACTCCAAGAGTCAACATTGATTTTATATTCTTTTTAAAGCTATTTGTTAATTGATTAAATAAACCAATTTGTTTTTTAGTTTGTTTGTTCGATGTTGCTTGTCCTTTGTTAAATTTACCCTGTGTTTTAGTTTGCCTATCTATACTTTCTTTAAAGCTTTTCTCATAGCCCTTCTGCAGAGCGACTGCCTCTTTCTGACTTTTCCGTTGGTCATAAACTACAGCCACTTTTAAAACGAGTTTATTAACTTTTGCTGCCATCGATTGTCACTTCCTTTCTATTTTAATTACGAACGAAGTCTAGAAATGACGTATCCAAGACTTTTTAGTTTATTAGTTATTCTCTTTTTAAGTGTATTATTTTTCGTAAGATCATTCTGAGCTTTTTCTATAAAATCTCTTGCCTCATAAGTAATAGCATTTCCTTTAAAGAATCCTTCGTGGCCTTGATCTAACAACTCAACAATTTTATCTGTTACATCTTCACTGCCATAATAAGATTCATATTTACCTTTTGGTTTTATTCCAGTCTCTACTAGGTTTCCATTTATTCCAAGTTTGGTATCAGTTGCTATTGCAGCGTCTCTAAGACCAAATGTGTTTTCATAAAAGTCATCGTCTCCATTTAATAATGAATTTTCATATACTTCCGACTCAACTCTTTCGTTTAGTTTTTCTTTTGATACTATTTTAATAATTGGCACTATCTCTTTGTCTATAGTGACACCTCTTATATATGCATCAAGTTGATTTATTGTTCCAAACTCAGGCATTTGAGTCTCCTTTCGTATTATATATTACTCACCTAATAAATTATTCATAACGATTTCTTCTAGTTGTTTTACATATTTTATTTCACATAAGTCATCAAATACTTCTGTTATAATATCTTCTGTATGTTCAATCATTTTATCCATCTTATCATTACCAATATTCAATAAATTTGTCTTATCATTACCCATTTTAAATCTAAATTGTGATAATCTAAAATTAGTAATTGCTTCTAACATTTCTGTAAATTCAATTCTAAATTCATCAGATGAGAAGTCAGGTGTAATTACACTAATTTCTTCATCATTGGTTTTAAACTTAACATGTTTATTTACTATCTGAGCTATTTTTAAATATGAAAGATTATCTCTATCTAATTCTTTTGTTTCAGAGTCTAATTTCAATTCATACAATTTAATAGTTATATTCTTAATTAATTTTATTTCTTCTCTTACTTCTAAATCTTTATTCGAAAACATATCTTCAATTACTTCTTTTGCTGCTTCTTTAGTAATTTTACCAAAGTAATAAACAATTGCAATTACAATAATTGATGCCATTGTTATTAATATTATCATTAATTCTTTACTCATAATATTCTCCTTTTAATATCTCATTTAATAATCCGTTTAAAATCCATTTGTTAAAAATATAAAAATGGGAAGAAAGATATATAATATCAATCTTCCCATTAATTGTTGGTTATAAATATTATAGATTACGTTTCATCTACAACAATATATCTACCCATTACATTATTTTGTCCTGTTAATACTGTTACTTTAATTTCTGCGACTGAGTTAGTAGCACCAGCTAAAGCTAATGACAATCCACCATCACCTACAACTTTATCAAATGTAAAGTATAATGTAGATAGAATTATATTAGTGTCAGGATCATATGCAATTGTTTCTAATGTAATACCATGTACTTGAGGGATATCAGTATCTTTGAAAGTTAATACATCACCTGTAACAGCTTTTTTATACGAAACTACACCTTTAGTACCAGCTAATACTGCTCCACCTGTAACCGTAACTGTACTACCTGCGAAAGTTGCTGGCCACATAGTACCCTGAGCATCCTGCACTTCAACCTCATCGTCAACAGGAGTTCCAGTAATTTCTGCTGTTGCATCTGCTGTTGACAATACGAATGTAACATCCTCATGAGTCCATACGTCTACTGATTGATCTAATTCAAACGCTGTTCCCGATGCACTTTCAATAAAGAAATCATTCCAAAATGCTGGCGTAAGAGTTAATTCCATACTTGGATTTGTATACATGATTGCGCTGATGCCCCAACCAATACCACATCTAATTTCTTCTGTGTCAATTGTTTTTTCTAATCCTGCAGTAGCCATACAGCCAAAGAATCTTGTAGTTCCGTCTGCAAGATGATAATACACATTTGCTGTGTCTTTTACTAATACTCTAATATTAGGCATTTATTTATTCCTCCATCTTTTACATTGTTATTTTTTAGGATTACTCTTTATATTTTTCATTCCCGTGGTGTCAAATTCGCCCTTAGAGGTTCTACCTCCATTTAAGAAAGCGTTACCCTTTTTAAGCTCATCGACACTACCATACTCCTTGTCTCCACCTTCAGTTACTCTAGAAGATTTAAACCAATCAACTATCTTAACACCATCTTTTGAATCAACTGTCTTAAATAAAATAGTTGTATCGTGAGCCTTGTTAAACTCAACTCTTTTAAAAGCCAAATAATATTGTCTAATTGTTAAATTATTAATATCACTTGGTAGATGTCCTCCACCTTCTTTCGTCATTAGAGTAGTAAATACAGTATCAAATTCTATAACCCCACCAGTTCTTGATGCTATGAAGGGTTTTATCCTATTGAACTGTTCTATTCTAGGATTTGGATTCTTTTCATGGTATTGTATATTGTTAAAATCTAGCATCATTCTTCTTAAGTTATCAAATTGTGATTGAGTCATTCTCCAAAACATTTTAGCATCGAATCCAATTATAAATTTACTGAATGTTTGGACATATATTGTTCTCAAATTTCCTACATTATTTTTAACACAAGTTAAGAATGAATTATCTTTAAGAGTTTTAGCCATGTCAGCTCTCTTAACTTTATCATTCATTTCTTTGAGAACCATATTTATAACTTCCCAACCTTGAAGTTTAAGAAATTCAAACTCCATTGTATACTTAGGATAATCCTTTATTTTTATTGGATTAATAAACCCAAAGTCTGTTTTCAAAGGAAAGCCTGTTATCCATAATTCAACTTGATAAGGAAGAACAAAGTCTTCAGGCTCTTTTTTGATTTCACCTTTTTTAATTTTAATAGTCTTTTTCAATTCCATTTATATCAATCCTATCATTTTGCAATCATATTAACCACTAGTAGTCTTTAAGCTAAGTTGATATCCTTGGTAGTCATTATTAAATAAATGAATAACTCCTCTAGTACCAACATTAGTCATTAATCCTATTGATTTGTATACTCTACTATTATTAAAAATTCTATATATTTCATGTCTTAATACATTTATAGTTTGCTTGCCTACTCCATCTAAAATTAATGATTTATTATGGCTTATTATTTCCACTCCTAAATTTAATTCATAGTTGTTTAAGGAAGGGACTCCCCATGAAGCATTAAATAATCTTATCTCACTGTGGGCATCAGCAGATATATCATAATTAAACTTGGCAACTGTTACTTTAGTTATAAGTTTACCGTCTCCGTCAACATTGTTTTGTTTTACCATTGCACGTTTATCTGCAGTAGATATCGTGTAAGTTGGATTAATCAATGCATCATTAGATCCATATTTTAATATTTTCCAGAAATCATCACTTGCTACTTCTACTAATATAAGTAACATTTCATTGATTAAGTCATCAACAAAAGCGAGATCATTTCCACAACTAATTTTCTTGTAACCTGTACTCATAATCTCACCTTTCTTTTAACCTAACGCTGAAACAAGTTCAATAGGTATCGTATATTCTAATAAAGTAGATTGATCAATTGCAACCAATTCACCAGCAAAGTAATATCCATCTGATTTAATTTCTATACTATTATCTGTTTCTGATACTATTGTATATTCTGATGCACTGATATTATCTATTCTAAAATCGAATAATGTAAATGGATCAATTACATCATTTATATAATTATAAACTTCAACACTTTGACTATCTTCAATTGCAATTCTTAAGCTATCCTTAGTAAAGAATATACCATTTTTACCTGTGTCTGGAATATTGGTATTGTCCATATCGTTGAATGCTATATTTGTAATGAAGTCATCACCAGCAACTTCTTGAGTGGCCTCTAATGTTAATTTGAATACTCCAGTAATTGTGAAGTTGTCATAAGCTGTAATCTTATATGGTTCCAAGTGATTCAATATAAACCTCTGATTTTTAAATATCTTATTTGAGCTTGGATTTACCTGAACCCACAGTTGTTTCTTAGTATCAGAAAATGGAACTGCATGATTACTATCTTGTGATCCCATACCAGTATTTGTGATGTGATAGAATAGCTCATGTACTTCATTATTGCTATCCTTGAATGATATACTTTGTTCAGCTCTCTTCATTTTACCAAAAGCTTGAATAGTTGAATGAACATCTTTCTCATGGACTAAATATTTAAATCCATCATCTGTATATTCTATAATGTCACCTTTTTGTAATTCATAATCAGGATGACAAACATACTTCTTCTCACTATCCGACTTAGTAGAAAATATATGAATAGGGAAAGAATCTAAAAATTCTATGCCTTCTCTTGTTACTTTGTATTCACCATAAGCATCTGATCTATCAAAATTTCTAATATCGAGATCTTTATTCGTCTGAACAAATCTAGCTTTATATCCGCCTGTTCCTACTTGGTCATAAATAGACATTCATATATTCCCTCCTTTATCGATTATTTTTTAGTTGTTTTAGTTATTTTTTAGTTGTTTTTAGCTATTTAATTGTTCTTAGCTATTTTGTCTAGGATACCGATACATTCATGTAGTATACTTTTTCTTACAGTAAAATCACTTACCGATTCGATACCTTTTAAGTTAAGTATAACATCTGAAAGTTGATTGCTATAATTTATATAGATTTCTGACTCATCACATAATACACTTAATCCAACAACCTTTGCATTTATTTTCTGTATAAATCTTCCTACATTATCTTTCTCTTCATCTGTGTTCGCAATTCTTGATAAGTCCATCAATGTAAATAACTTTCCATTTAATGAGCTTGCTGTTTCACTTATGTTCATTAGCCAAGCCCTCCTATTATATTCAATACGGAGTCTTTAGCGGCTATTAGTCCAGCTTGTTTCTCTGAATATTCAGCTACATCCTTGATTGCCTTCATTTTATTTGCAGAAGAAAACGCATTGTATTCTAATGTTGCAAAGTTTAATTCAAACAAATCTTGATTATTCATATAAGGTTCAGCCCATGACTGAGCCATATAATATGCTAATACTTGCTGATTGTTTTCTGACAAATCATTATTGAAAATTAAAGCTCCATCATTCCTATCTGATAATACTACTCCACAACCAATATACTTTGTGATAGCATTTTGTAATAGTTCTAATTCAACTGTAGCTTTCCCAGAAGGAGACAAGTCAGCTAAGTCAAAGTCTGTAATTGTTTTTCTAAATCTTACATAAATTAATTCATAACTAGTGCTCATTACTTTCTCCTATTCTGATTATTGATCTTTTGATACTCTTTCCATATCAATATCCAACTCTAATTTTTCAGAGACAGCTTTAACTTTAAAGTAGTCAATAGACTCTTTTCTCTGAATTTTATCAATTAATATTTGTCCGACAATATTCTTAACTTCTTTACTCGCATTGTCTACAAAGTTAATTACAGTTTTAAGTGGTGCATCCAAAATCTTAATGATATCTTCAATCTTACCAAATCCATCATAAGTTTTTTGTAGTCCTAGTTCTTTAATTACTTCTTCATCTAATATATACAACATAGATTTAAAGCAATCTTTTTTATTGGCTCTTAACCACGACAACGTACCAAATCTAATTGACTGCACATCACCAAGTTTTTCAAAATGAGTATTATCAAAAGGTTTATTTGGATTTTTAGCATCTGTTCCACCTGTAGCAATACTAATAACAGGAACCATATCTTCATCATCAAAAACTCTTACTTTATTTTTAGTAACTCCAAGCTGCTTTGCCGTCTTAACAGCAGAACCCAATTCTTCTTCTAGAGTTTTATTTTCTTCTTTATTTTTTAACAGTTCTTCAGCTTCTAATTCAAGTCTAAGCTTTTCTTTTAAGTCAGCTTCAGCTTTCATTTCAGCTCTAATTTCTTTTTTAAGTTTTTCTTTTTCATCAGCCTCTAACTTGAGTTTTGCTGCTTTTTTATCAGCCTTAACTTTAGCTTTAGCTTCTTTGGTTTCTTTGGCTTCTCTAACTTTAATTTCTTCTTCTGTTTCTTCTTTTACTAATTGATCAGTCATTATTAATTTCTCCTCTTATAATCATTTTAATATCGATTACCAATATATCGTATTTGTTTGCAGCCCTAAACTAGAGAGCTAAAACATTCTGTGTATCCATGAAAATGTAATTTTGGCTCATATGAGTGTTTATTCTCTTCGTGCATTTTATTTTCTAAATATACTGCATCATATAAATTTGTGTAAATTACATCTATTATCCTGTATCTATATGGCATAGCATTTCCTCTGAATCTCCTTTCTATAGACGTAGTTGTTAGACCTATTTTATAGAAATTTTCATCATCATTCCAACATTGTATTGTATATACCTTTGCAGGTTTTTCTAACCATATTTCTTTATTTCTTTCAGCAGTTTTGATGTTATATGCACCTTCATGAGATTCTCTCGAACATTTTAAACAGCCTCCGCTCTCTATATGATTGAGTGGTTCTTGCACAAATTCACCGTGAATTGGACAGATGATAATTACTTTATCTATATTGTTTTTATATTTTACTTTTGTATAGTCATATTTTTCACCATGAACTTCTTTAGCCATACTAACCCAATATTCAGTTTTATTTATTGCTGATAAAATATGGAATTTACTGCCATTAAGTAAATTACTTGGAATTACCTTACAGTATCCATGCTTTGTTCCAACAATAACTTTTGTATAGTTGTTAACATATTTAACCTTGCTATAATCTAAATTCAGATCTCCGTGCACTTCTTTAACCATGTTAATCCAGTACTCCGTTTTATTGATTGAGTTTCTTATTGTAGGACTCACGCCTGACAGTAAGCTATCTGGTCTAATTTTGCAATACCCATATTTATTCCCTATAATTATTTTAGTATCACAGTTAATGTATTTTACTTGGTTATAGTTTAAGTCTGAGTTTTTATGGATGATTTTAGCTTCTTCGATAAATTGTTCTTGTGTTTTACGTCTCATTTCCTCTACCTTCCATTTTAAAATACACATACTTTAATATATTTTAGTAAGTTTATTAATCAACGACATGAGATATACCCATGCCATCGATTAATTGTCTTACTATACTATTTAGGTGTGATTAGACCCACGTGTACTTGCCAAACTTACGTCCCGTTACGATACCAACACCAACTTCTCTATAATACATAAACTCAACAGAGAAATCTGCGTTATCGCCAATACCCTTATTTGTGATGATTGGAACGCCTTCTTCTACAATCTTAACTAAAGAACCTAAGTCAGCAGGAATAACCATTAATTGCTTATTAGAAAGTAAGAAAGTGAAAGTATTCTTAACATGCATTTGATCTACAGGAACTAAGTTGTAACCCTCAGCAGTCTTATAGAAACCATTGTTATACATATCTAAGTTAGCTTGCTCAGTTGCGATAACTGGAGTTAAGTTTTTCAATGCAGATCTTGTTCCGACAATAATAACATCAGAATTCATATTTTCTGCTTGAACGTGCTCAACTAATGTGTAAACATTGTCAAGGTCAAAACCACCAGCATCATTAACGTTGAATGTAGCATTTCCGTTAACTGGAGCAACAGCATAGAAAGCTGTCCATGTTAATTCTTTTACATGCTGAACATAAGAAGCAACAACCTTAGTCATCATTTTAGTCCAGTTTGCTTGTCCTGATAAGAATCTCTTGAAGCTATCAAAGATTTTAATTCCTTTGGCTTCAGTAGGAATAGTTAAATAACCATTCTCAATTCTTTGTCTTCTGATATTACCATTACCTTTAGCAATAGTACATACATCAAATAAATCAGAGTTTTCAATTTCAAATCTAGTTGTTTCATTCCATCCTTGTGTGATAATCTCAGCGAAAGGAAGGTCTGCTGCTAATTGATCAGTTGCTCTAGCACCAACAAATGCTTCGATGATTTCAAAGAACATACCTGAATTTGGATTTCTATCAACTTCAAGAATAGATGGATTCTCTTTACCGAAGAACTTTACCATTTCTACTCTTACTTTTTTTTCTAAGTCCACTTGTGAATACTTTGTAGACTCGCCTTTTGACGCAGCCTCAAGATCAATCATCATATCTTTAATTATTTGCAAATTTTCGTTCATGTTTAAATCCTCCATAAGATAATATTTACTGTTTCCGATTTACTATAATAACTAATTGGCTATTATAAGTATGATCTAACTGCAACTCTAATTGCTGGGTTTCTTCCAAAGCCAATAACTTGATCTACTTCAATAATTTCAATTACATTTTTAGTTCCAACTTTAGCTACAGTTACAGTAGGTACAGTTGTTCCGTTTACTGGTGACAAGAATTTACCAACGCCTACAGCTTCAGTATCATCAATATCTTCAATATCAATTAACCATCCATCACCTTGTGTTAAGTGATATGCTGGTGTTGGAATATCAGCTAAATTTGTGAATGAAGAAATATTTGTTCCTTCTGCATATTGAGACTCATCAGAGAATACCAATAATACTTCAGCAGTATCTAATGTTGCTGTTGCTGGCACTGAAACAGTGTAAACATCATCTTTAGCTTTAACACCTAAGTTGACGAAAGCACCGTTCTTCATAGCTGCTGAATGTTGTACATTGTCAATATTTCCTATTGAAATTGCTTGACTTTTTTCTAAGTTCATCATGTTTTGTTCCTCCTGTATAAATAATTATTTGATTACCGATTGGTGCTATTTAATTTTAAATTTAACCTATTCCATTAAGCTATCATAAGATTTAGCTTCTAAGTTTTTATCATCATCTGTATTAGGAAGATTGTTATCTTTAATATCTTCAATCTCAGTGACAGTAAATTTAAGAGCTTTTAATCCTACATCTGTAGCTATTTTTAATTTTAATTCATCAAGAGTATATTTATCTAAAGATTCGGTGAAAACAGTCTTCTCTTCATCTGTTAAATTTTCTACACTTGTTACAAAATCTGACTTAGCTTTGGTATCTTCAGTCTCCTTAAATGTACGAAGTTGAGAAAGTTCTTCTTCTAAAGTAGATACTTGTAATTCAAAAGTAACTTTTTGAGTTTCTAATTCAGCTTCATATTTAACTTTAGATTCTTCTTTAGCTTCATTAACTTTAGCAGATCCAAATTCAAAAGCAGTTTTAGCTTCTTCTGAAATTGTAAATGTTGCAGATGCTCCACCTTCAAGTTTCTGTGGTTGCCATGCGATTTTGAATTTCGAACCTTCATCAATTACAAAATTATCTCCATCTTTAGTGAAAGTAAATCCATAATCCATCCAGTCAGTATAATCCATAACATAAACTTCATTCAATTCGAAATTAGCATCTCTGGCATAATATCTCCCATCGTGATACCAACAGTCCATTGCTTCAAGATCTGTAACAGCATTACTTAATAAATCCATTTGTGCGCCTTGAGTTAACGCAAATTGCACAGCCTGTTCTACATCTAAAACTTTTTCTAAATCTTCTTTAGTTTCATAACTTTCAAGTTTGCTTTTTAATCCTTCAACAAACTCATCGGAAATTAGTGTGAATTTAGATTGCTTCATCATAGCTTCTAATACTTTAATATCCAACACATTTCCTCCCTTCTCATTTTCATAGTTTAATTTTTGAGCTTCTTTGTCTGAAGTGTATCTCAAATCCATCTCTTGTAACAATGATTGCAGTTCAAATTTTATACTTGTAAATTGGGTTTTCTCAATCTGCCCTCCAGACATAGCTGGGATCTTCGAATCACCAAGAATACATAAAGCTTCAAAATCAGCAGATGTAACCATATACTGATCATTTATCGCATCATAATAACCATCAAAAGTTTCTGGCAATAACTCCATTGAGTGACCTTTGGTTACATCTCTATCAATAATTTCTTTCATTTTAGAAAACTTATTAATCAATACTCCATCTGCGATAAGATATTCTCTACTAACGCCATCTACTTCTATTGTTTCAAATCTTGCATTATTATCTTTTGGAATGAATCCATACATTCTACCTAGATATTCGGTTTTTACACCGTCTTTATCTATGATATATCTTTCTTCATGACCAGCAAAGTCTTCTTCATTATTTTCACCAACTTCAATATATCCAACAATAGGTATTCTATATAAAGATGGTATCATTGCTTCTAACATATCTTTTGAGAAATTAGACTTATTTTTATTTTTACCGGTATGAGCTATCCTAACAGTCACATCAGTAAATCTAATCTCATCAGCGGTCAGGATATCCTCATCCATGGTTATCTCTTCAAAAGTGATAAATGAATTCATTGTCCTAGCCTGATTTTTTAGTATTTTTAACTTGTCTTTTTCCATACTTCCTCCAAGCCATTTTACCTATAACTCTCTTTCTCTTGAATTTATTCCATCTTCTGTCAACTCACCTTCAGTTTTAGTCCCACCATTTTCTTCTGAGCCATCACCAACATGAGATGATTTAAATGGCTGCATGATGTCATTTAATCCAAGTTTCTGAATTACGCTTGAATTATTAATAAATGCAATCTGACTTCTACCTAATATAGCATTAACTTCAAATTGAGTATTAAACCCAGCCGAACCTGTAGTCATCATAGTTTTCATTAAAGCTTCTTCATTTAAATGAGTGTGATCTAAGAATCTCAAACTATACTTGTAAGTATTATTATTTCTTAAATACAATCTCTTCTTCATATATAATTCATATTGTCTAAGAACTCTAAACATTAATGACTCATCAACTATAATATTTTTACTCAACCCTAATGAACTAGTTGAGGCGCCATTAAATAGTAATGAAGATGTTCCTGATCCTGTAAATATATTTGCTACATGTTTACTTGTTAGATTCTCTTCTGCAGAGTTAACATTACCTTTTAAACTAATTGGTGTTATATCCATAGGCGATGTAACCGTACCAACATCCTTTGGGGCATTGCTAGCTAAGTTGTCATGGAATCCTGTTAAGAAATCACCTGTGATTAAAAACTCATTTATTGCATTAGCGTCTTTACCCATAGGAACTTTTTGATGCAGTAATTTATAGTTATCTGATATTGTTCCAGAAATTTCTATATCTTTTAAATCTGATAATCTAACCAAATCCAAGAATAATCCTGAATAGTATGGTAGAACAAAATCTACACTTTGATCAAACTTAAAAGCAATTGCTTTGTCTGGATTCAATTCAACAAAATCAGGTTTTCCAATCAATGCACCTAAATCTCTAAGTGATGTTACTTTCTTCTTTCCATTTTTAACTTTCAATGCATCATGCTTTTCTTTAAATTCATCTGGAAAATTCTTAAGCTGTTCTGGATACGTATCAAAGAATGACATGTCAAATCCAACTCTATAAGTTTCAAATCTATCTTTACCTATAATTCTACAATATTTATTTGGTAATCTTTTCCAAGTATAATTTACTTTACTATTTGTAGATAATTCATATGCAAAATAAACATCATCTCTAACTAAAAGTTTTGTAACCTGTCCTAATTTACTTCTAAGGTTATAATTATCAATAAACTTTAAATTATCAAGATAATCTTGTTCATCAAAATTGTTCATATTATCTACATCCATTACACTTGTATGAGTAAGCATAGAAGATTTATAATCTATAATACCTTTATACTCTTGTGTCTTAATATAAAAATACATACTCATTCTAAGAAGTTCATCTCTGTGACTATATGGAACTTCCATTATTCTATTAATTTGTTCAGCACTAAATTTACGAGGAGTATTTGCATATCTACCAAAATTACCCATCATATTTGAAAGGAAGTTGTTTACATCAAATTTTGCCTTGTTGCTATTTTGATCTTTATAAAAGCTTTGATCAAAACTTGAGTTTACTTTAGTATATATATTAGTTACTTGATTTCTAATTTCTTCTTCAGTCATTCCTTTTGATATTTCAGAATTAGAATAATCCATATATAAATCAGAAAGTAATATATCACCTTTTGAGCTTGCGTTATATTTTTTCAATAGCTCATTTCTTGCTTTTATTCTATCTTTTTCCAAATCTACCTCCTTTCATTTATATTATCTTTTACTGAACAATCCTAATATAGTTTTATCTTGTGTCTTTTTCTTTTTACCTCTTGTTAATGTATCTTTCTCTCTAAGCTCATAAATTTCATTTGCAAACATAGCGAGAGTATAAAATCTATCATCGTGCATTTTATTTCTCATATCAGTTCTAAGCTGATAATTTGGCTTACCATTATCTCTTTTATATTCATGAATCATTTTAGCTTCTTCTTTACATATATCAATATTCATCAAAGCTAATTCTTGATCTCTAGAAAGTTTCTTTCTAAATAATTCTCCATTTTCATCTTCCATATCAATATGTCCTGAGTTATCATATTCAAAAGGAAACTCTATTAATCCTAAATCCATTAAGTCAATCAATCTACTTATCATAGTTGTTCTCATATTAATAGGTTCAACTAATCTCATAATAGGATAAGCATTTGGGAAATCTCTTATTTGATTTTCATAATATACCTTATCCATGATTCCTCTGTGTGGAGCACCAGTTTGTTCATCTTTAAAATCTAGCATAAACATATGACTGTAAAGTATTCCACCACCACCAGCTCCAGCATCAATAGCAACCTTGTGAATATTTTCATACTCAGCTCCGGTGCCATTATATCTAACCATTAAACTTCTAACAGCTTTAACTTGATCTGGATACATCATTTGAATATTACCTTTTTCTTTTAAGTCTTTAAATTTAACCATATTAACAACTCTACCATAATATCCACGTATGTCATCATATGCTACTTCACCAATTAAAACAACCGAGTTATCAGCTCTAGATGCAGGGTCATATAATAGTGCATATTTTTTACCAACTTCTGGTGATAATATAGGTAATTGGAATGTAGAGTTTCTTTCAACTGTAAATGATTTGATTATTTGGCTATCTCCACCATCTTCATCAAATTGATTATAAAATTCTCTCATAGCCTTAGCAGGATTAGTTGCCATCATTGTATTAACTACAGAGATATCAAGTAATGGAGGCTTCTTTTTCGTGTTAATTGTAGGATTAAGTGGAATATCAACTGTTAAATCAGCAACATAATATTGTGGATCTCCACCAATCATTCTTAGAGCAGTGTCTTTGTACTTTTTATAAAAATATGTTGTCTTATCACTTGCAGAAGATATATATAATCTCTGATTTGGTCTAGCTGTAGGTGAACACCTGTCATCAAAATCCTCTTTTATAGAAGTCTTTGTTTGAGAGTTTGTTGTAGTAAATGGTTCGATTGCAGCAATAGACTCTTCGGCCATAAATCCAGATTCATCAAATACTAATAAATTACCACGGCCACCCCTGTTGTTATCTGGATTACCATTTAATGTCTGTACATAACTTTCATTTAATAATGTGGCCTTAAATCCACCTGCATCATGACCAAAACCATGATTCCCATCGTAAGGCCTTTTCATTTCTTGATAATAAATATCAGGTAGATCACCAAAATCACTAATTGAGTTCATTGCAAGCCTCTCAATATAATTAAACAATTTTTTGGCTTGTTTACCAGTTTTAGATATAATCCAGACTTCTTGCTCAGGATAGAGTAGTTGAACCAACATAATATAAATACTAGCAAGAACAGTTTTACCACCATTTCTAGTAATTGTCCAAACCGCATCTTTCGCTACCCATGTTCTAGTTAATATTAAAGACTGAAAGTCAAATAATTGTATTCCTAATAAGTCTCTAGCAGCAATGGCTGGATTACCTCTCCAAAATTCTATAGTAGCCATATCTGCCATTGCCATTTCGTGTTGAGCTGTTGTTAGCATTGACTTGTCTACAAATTTAGCCATTGTCTCTATCCTTTCTTATTTTCCTTTTTCTCATCTCTTAATTCTATTGCAATTTCTCTAACTTGCTCTTTTAATTTCATATTTTCATTTCTGAGATTATTATTAGTTTCTGTTTGAAGTCTAATAACCTCTTTAGCTGAATCATCTCCAAAATTAAGAGTTTTTATTATAGACTCATTAGAAGCATCTAATACAGCTTTAACTGGTTTAGATGTTAATATTTTAGAATAGTCTACAGCTATTTCATCGTAACCATAGTCTTTATATCTTTTCATTTTACCAGAGAGTTTAGATTTTCCAGTTGTGTCACTAGTAATCCATTTATTCTCTTTTATAATTTTTACAACTGTGTCAGACAATTTAGTTTTCTGACTTATATAAGTTGCTGACTCACCAACGTTATCTCTTGACGCACTATGATTATTATTAACTAAAGACAAACAGATATCATAATGTCTGATTTGCTGGTTGATATTTATAATTTGTAATATAATATTCATTTTATATGAATCGTTTACCAAGTCATCATCTTCAAGGTATAAAACTAATTCTTGATACATTTTAGCCAATTGATAATCTTCATAACCATAACCCTCAAATGGGTCATGACCGACTTTCTTTTTAATATCACTCATATTTCTTTTGTCAATGGTGCTTAATTTACCTTTTACAGCCATATCTTTTAACATAGCTTCAACCGTAGCATCGTCTCTTAATTCATCTGAACCATCAAAGTTATAATTGCCTAATCCAGTTTTGAATCCATTCATCTGTCCCATGTAATTCCCTATGTGGGCGTCTATGGATTGATTTTCAGATTCATTTATCTTTTTTAAAGATGATGCTGCATTTTTTAAATCAAATTTAACATCAATTCTTCTACATGTGAAAAACAATGCCTTGAGAGGATCTTTATGATTATCATTATAATATTTCATATAAATAGAAATTAAACATTTTTTGCAAATAGGTACAAGTCCTAGCCCAGCAAATATAGATCCTTGATTAGCTTTATAATAATTTCTGTTATTAAGTGAAAGTGCATTCCCTCCATGATGGACACATATCATTGATTCAGTATCAGCATTCATATTTGAACTTCTCTTCTGAGCGGCCACACTAATTTTTAATTCTTCCTTTTTTGGATCTTGTTTAATTTTAGTTGTCTTTGGCATATAGCCACCTAACCTTTCCTTTTATAGTGCTCATCGTTTTTAATTCATCTCGTTTTGTAATTAATTGCATATTAAAACACGCTTAAATTAATAAACGTGCTTTTGTTTATAATTAATTAAATATCTTGTAAATTTACATTATCAATCAATACTTCACCATCTTCTAGGAAAGTTAATAACGTGGCTCCGGCAGATGATGTAGACTTAATTTTGTGTAATCCGTATTCATTTCCACCCATTCCACTTGAGCAATAAATTTCAAATTCATTTCTATTTCCTTGGAATACTGAGAATCTATGCAAGTGTCCAAGAATAATATAATCATACATAATATCATCTGTTCCTGAATATTTAGCAAGCTTACCTTTATCATTTGCAGAAGTATTATCACCATGAACATATTTAATATTTTTACCATTAATTTCTTCATTATATTCAAGATAGTATTTATTAGTTTGTGTAAATGTAACTCCAGATGGATGCCCTAATTTCTTGTCTAACTTATCATATAATCTTTTCATGTTCTCCATTATAATGAAAGTAGCTGAATCAGTATCCAATGCATCGTTCTTAGAGCCATTGAGTCGATCATGATTACCCTTAATCATTGTTACTGACACAAAGTATCCAGCATCAGTAAAGTAGTCTATAAACTCTTCATATGCACTCTGAGCGTATGCTATTTGTTCTGATTCTGTAAATTCACAGTCCCATGCTTGATTGCCACGCAAGAATATAGATTCTACAATGTCACCCATATCAATAATACTTATGTTATTAATGTCATATAATTTAGCCTTAGCCATTGCTTTATCAGCAAAGTGTTTTAATCTTCTTCTTGTAATATCATAATTGTAAGTATTGTATTCTTCATCAATAACCATTCCAATATGGAAGTCTGCTGTTATCACTTTTAAATGTCTATCATTTTCATTGTATTCTTTATTCATTGTTTCTGAATTATAAAAAGGTAATGTAATTAATCCATTTTCTAATAATTCAGCATATTTCTCAACCATTAAAATTCCGGGTGTTGCCTCTCTCATTAAATGAGCTAAAGAATTTCTTTCAAGCTGCATATCTCTTTTTCTAATAGTATAATCGCCTAACATCTCTTGCATTTTACTGAGATGCGATTTAGGTTTTAAAGAATCTAATCCACAACCAGATAACTCAAATTCTTCTGAAGTTAAATTCTCAGCGTCTTCTAATCCCTTTTCATAACCTTCATTGTAAGACTTAATTCTAATTCTAGCTGGCTTTCTATGTCCTGATTCACCCTTTTTGTCTTTTTCATCAACGTGTTCATTTATAATATATCCCATTACCGCATTGTCATGTCCTAATGCTTTCTGCATGGAATACATTCTATCACAATATTCCTCGTATGATTCACTAGGTTGTTTTCTAACATCTAAGTTATCCATAAACTCCATTCTCCTTTTAATAATCCATTTTCTAATTCATCCATTTAATTTCATTAAATCTGATCCATTTTTATAATCCATTCATAATCTATATTCTAATTCATTGTTTCCACACATTTAAAAACACACAACCGTCTCTTACGCAGTCATGTGCTTTTAATTATAGGGAGAACATATTATAGGTTTGTTTAGTTGATATAAAATACTACATATATAACAAGCTGTGTCGGAATTAAACCAACTTAATCAATATGGATTTGATATTATCTCTTTCCCTTATATATGATAGATATTATCTTACTGTCTTAACATTGGACTTACAGCTTATTATATATGTAATACTCTAATTTTTAACCAATAACATTTAAATATAAATACTATTGATTAAATTTTAAAACAAAACAACACTGCCTACACATCGACAAGACTTGAACTTGCAACCCTTCTGACTGAAGTCAGATACTCTACCAATTGAGCTACGATGCTTCGGGTAACTTATGTGTTATTCTGTTAAAACTGTCAACTACGCATGACCTCTCGCCTTCATGGAGAACTTGTTCCAATAGGATTTTCAATATCGACTGAATAGGTCAAGTCCTATCCTACTGATCACGGTGTATATTTATTGTCCCCACAGTGGGATACATGCGTCGATTTTAATTTTGTACACGTTTACTTTCGTATGCAATTGCTGAAAATTGAACAGTGACAGGTAGTTTCACCTATTGTTTATCATTCCCTACTATGGCTAGGATTCTCCAATAAATTTTTTAAGTCCCTACTAACGCAAGGGGTTTCGCCCATATACAAATTAATCTTTAGGGAAAATTAAAACACAGGTAGGTTGACACTCCTACATCTCTAACATTAAATGCTTCAATGCTTCTTTACACTTAATAAGTGATAGCTGCCTTTTCTATCCTCTGTGCTCAAGTCCATATAGACGCATTCCATTGTCTACTGCAATCTCAGTTATACTCATGGCGAGACGAGGGACTAATTTCGTTCTATATTAATACACTGATTAAAATAGATAGTTTGCTCAACTGAGCTTCCAAAAATGGTTTCGACAAGAATTCAAGCCTATTGTCCATCGGCATCATGTATACGCTACAAACCTCTTCTGATATATACACTCTCCAACTTTTCTCACTCTCATATTATCTCCGTTCATTATAATACTTTTGAGCTAATCTCATTTGATATGATAGGTATGGTTCACCTTTAATACATTTGACTACTCCCTAAAACGAGAGTAGGTAAGGTAATTTTGCAAGACTTGTTTTTCAAAGTCTCGTCTTAGGCTCGCAAGGAGCAAAATTTCAATTAACCCACCACTAATCGACACTAACACTTTCCTAAAGTTGGATTTTTAAATCCTTGTTAGCTCCTTCTCAACATAAATGAGACAGTCTATGGTTCTCTATCAACCCACTCGTGATTGATTCTTTTACAATACCATTTAAAACAGATTAGCTTTCAAATCTCTAAGTCTGTAAACTCAGGCAAGATTTCGTTCAGTTTGATGTGCATCTGGTCAGTTACTATTCACACCATTACAGTCCAATTTCACCGACAACTAGTATTCAGATGTTTAATACATTAGAAGTTTTGATTTAATATACGCATTGCAATACATATATTTCATCAGAGCGACTATCTGATGTGTTTCAATGGAAAGTGATTTTTATGAGAATCACATTTAAACTCTGACAGCAATCAGATAAAGCTCTGAACCAATGGCTAAGTTCCTATATTCTTAAACTCCGTAGGACTCGGAAAGATATGCTGTTATACCTTTTATAAATAAGCCTCAAGTCACACGTGATCAAGAGGTCGAACAACTATGTTTAATAATTATAATCAACTTTCCATTTAGCACCACAAGAACAACTTCCTAGTCTTGTACTATACAATACTTTACCGCAAAGTCCCATAACGGACTCACATGTATCAATTGCAAATGGATTAGCTTCGTTTTTCTTTCCACATTCAGGACAGATTGACGTTCTTTTATCTATCTCACTTTGCATTTTATTTTTATATATATTATCAGATGAGCTTCTAGAAATATTAATTCTTATCTCGCCTGATTTCGGATCATTATTTTTCTTTTTAAAGAACATATTATCTCCTTTTAATTTTCTTTAGAATCATCCAAATTGATAATATCTCGTATCTCTTCTTCTGAATAATATTTTGCATCTCCATTTTTTCTACTCTCAATCATATCATAAATTTCTTTTGCTTCTTCTTCACTTAATACTTCAGATAAAACAGTAGCTTCAATTTTACATGTCCAAGTTTCAATTTCAACCTCTGACCCGTCATCATTAAATTTTAATGAGTAATGTTTAGCTTCAATTTTAGATGTATCTTCAAAAAGTATTCTCATACAATCAGTAGGTTCATCTCTAAATATATACAATGTTGCTTTTGTTCCTTTTTGAACGGTCATCTTAAACTCTTCATCACATTCTGATACTTCACCATTTTCCATTTCTAAAAACTTATTAACAATAATCTTCAATTCCATTTTCATATCTCCTTATAGTGTATGATGCTAAATTGCATCTTTGGTTAATTTAATACTACACCAAGTCAATATTATTGTCAAGCATTTATTTTAATAGATTTTGTACTTCCTTTAATTGATCTTCACTTAAATTATCTTTACAATACGAAAGCATTGCACTTGTTAAATTTATCATGTCTTCATTTTTAACTTGTAATTTAAGTGTAATATCTCCATTGCCGTAATTCTCATATAATAACATGGTTTTAAAATCCTGACTATTATTTCTGTGATTATTTATTGTATATGATTTTCCTTCAATATTTTTTTTAGTATTATAGTAAATATCATCTTCAACTTTTATTTTTGTAAATAACGTTTTATCTTTGTTATCCATTTTAATTTCCTCTCATCTTTTTTATTTCCATAAATTTTATCATACACTCCAGCATATTTTAATCTGCCATCGTTAATCGCATTAATTATATCCATAATAAAGTAATATTTTGGATCTTCATCAAGCAAAATCTTTATGGCTAGTGAACGAATCTCTTCTAACTCTTCTGACACAGGGAATCTCTCATTTTGATTAATATCTTTTATATCAATATCTTCGTCATCAATA